TTTAATTAAGAGACGCCCGACTCTTAATTTAGTAATACCTAATCAAGAAAGATTAGGTAGAAAACTACCATTTCATCAAGGTATATTTTATAAAAATGGTAGAGGCCAAGGTACTATATGGATGCCATTAACAAGAGCATATGATACTAATTCTATGTATGTAGTACCTACAGATAGTTCTAGAAAAATTACAAAGGCATTAATAGAAGGTCAATGGAGTCAGAAAACATTTGAAGATACATGTCTAGAAACGGCCTATCCAGTAGATTTAGAGGTAGGTCAGGCACACCTATTTCATCAAGAAATACTACATGGTAATGTAAATAATGAAACTGATATTACTAGAATGGCTATAGATTGGCATGTTTTAGTAGAAGGAGAAGAATTTGGAGGTAGACTTCCTGGTGGATTCTTTAGATTACCTAATGATACCGAGTATAAAACAATAAATCATATAAATGATACCTGTGTAGGGTATATAGGTAATAATACAAATTATGATAGAGATATTCCTCTTAACTTACAAAGAGATGCAGTTCGTTTATTTTGTAAAGAACATAGTATACCTAATAATATGATGCAGGTTGAAAATGAATATCTACACTGGATGCCAATATTAGAAGATTTGCTAGAATCAGAAATAGATGTTATAGTTATGCATAGTATATATTCTTTGCCAGATGCTAGACGTAGAAGAGAATATTTAATAAATTTAGCTTTAAAAAATAATATTACTATGTGGTTTGCTAATGAAGAGTTTTGTTTAAGCAATGAGTCTGAAAAACAAAAAATTAATACATATTTAAACTTTGGGCATAAGCAGAAAGGGTGGTTGCCATGGGAGACATGATACTACAACAAACTAGTATAGATTATGATTTATCTTTTATATATAACATTGAATGGTTTAACTATAAAGATCCTTTAAAAGATATTATGACTCATCAATTAAAAGATTTACATGGACCTTATGGAGGTATGCCTTCTAGCTATACAGATGAAAATACCATCATATATCAAAAGTTCTTATCTAAGTCTGAAATAGATTATGAAATACTAGGTAAGCAAACTAATATAGATATACATACTGTATCTGTAATAAAACAAAGACCAGGAAACTGTATACCTCTACACATAGATAGATTCTATAAATTAAGACAAGTTAAACCTGATGGAGAGCCTGTTAGAGCTAATATCTTTGTAGAAGATTGGGCAGATGGGCATATACTTCAGTTTGGAGACAAAATAAAATGGAATTGGAAAAAGAACACAGGATGGATATTTAATGAACATGTTCCTCATCTATCAGGCAATTGTGGTATGAAAGATAAATATACTCTACAACTATCAGGATTTTTTAAGTAATGGCAATTAGATATACAAATCTACCAGATAATAAAAGTAAACCTTTTGGTGGAGCTTACAGTGTACATGACAGAGAGCTAACATCTTATAGAGATGAAACTATAAGAATGTTTACTGTTAATAATAATTATACAGAGAAAAATGCAGAAATAATAAAACAAGAGTTTCTACAAACATATAAAGAATGGATGTTTAGACCTTTTCCAAAAGTTAATGGAGTAGAGCAATATACTCATATGTGTTTTACACAAGGAACCACAGAATCTTTTGCACAGTTTTATATTAGATATAGAGATAAGCATAGACTACGAATAGCAAAAGGTGAATATTTCTATAACCAAATGATGAAATCATTATGGTATAAAAATAACTTTGCTTGGTTAGACGATGAACCTATTAAAGAAGGTGATGTAGTATTACTGAGTGTTCCTTTTGCAGATACAGGTGCAGTGCCTAATAGTCTTGAAAAAATATTATGTGATTGTGACATATTAAAAGTACCTGTTATGTTAGATTTAGCATATCTTAACCTAGGAGTAGACATGTCATTTGATTTATCTCATCCTTGTATAGAATATGTAGTATCATCTTTATCTAAAGTATTTCCTATAGAGAATCATAGAGTTGGTATACGTTTACAAAAAGAACCTTTTGAAGATCAAATATATGTGATAAATGAGTACAACTATAATTATATTAATTTACTTAGTGCATATATTGGTACAGCTATGATGAAGAAGTTTCCAGCTGATTATGTATTCGAGAAATATCATCATAAACAACTAGCACTTTGTCAAAAACTCGATTTAGTACCTTCCTATTGTGTGTATTTTGGTATAGACTATTCTGGACGCTTTAGAGAATATAATAGAGGCGGTAATGGAAACAGACTATGTTTTTCAAGAATCTGGGATGGTAGAATGAAATATGACTTGTAATAATGATTGGGATGAGTTAGAAGAAATTGTAGTAGGTACAGCAGATTATTGTAATATACCTATGCCTAATATTAGTACTTTAAAATGCCAGTATCCAGAATTTGAAGAAGAGTATATTAAGTCAGTAGCAGGTTTTTACCCTCAACAAATTATAGATGAGCAAAATGAAGATTTAGAAGTACTTAGTAGTACTCTAAAAGAACTGGGTGTAAAAGTACACAGACCTGATACTCAATATGCTGAATCAAATATAAAATCACCTACATGGCATGGTAAAAATTGGCATTACTATTCTCCTAGAGATCTCACACTTATCATAGATGATAAAATTATAGAAACTCCTTCTCCTATATGGAATAGGCAGTTTGAGACTTGGGGATATAGAAGTATATTTACTAAACTTTTTCAAGAAGGATATTCTTGGTTAAAAGCTCCTATTCCTTTACTATTTGATGATAATTATAAAGAAGATACTAATGGAGTCCCTGCTTTAAACAATAAAGAAATTTTATTTGAAGCTGCTAATTGTGTGAGAGCTAACGATGATATACTATACCAAATATCTAATACAGGAAATAGGCTGGGTGGAGAATGGTTGCAACGTATATTAGGTAATAAATATAAAGTTCATATAGTAGAAGGTCTATATTCATATGCACATTTAGATAGTACTATTGTACCTGTAAGAGAAGGTTTAGTATTATATAATGGAAGCAGAGTCAATCTTGATAATGAACCTGAAATATTTAAATCTTGGGATAAGATTTGGATAAATGAATGTGTAGGAAAACCAATAGCACCAGCAGGACTACCGTGGGGAGCTAGTGAGTGGATTGGTATGAACTTCCTTAGTGTAAATCCAAATCTTGCTATTGTAGATAAAAAACAAATAGAAATTCACAAAAAGTTAAATGCTGTAGGTATTGAAACTATACCATTAGAATTACGGCATGATAGACTCCTAGCTGGAGGATTTCATTGTGTAACTTTAGATTTAAAAAGAAAGAGAGCCTCATGATAGATGACCCATATTATCATACCTAAATCACTGTTTTCTACAAACGTAAAATTACCCTATATAATAAAATACCCATCAAATAAAATAAAAATAGGTATGTTTGGAGATAGTATGGTTGAACTTGCTGAAACTGCGATGAATACAGAAATACTCGGTTGTGGGGAGGCCAATAATATTTCTGATGATCCAGCTAAAAGACCTTTTTCTCATGAAAAATCGTGGTTATACTATTTATCTATGATTGGAAATTTCGAGGTTCACTCATATGGAATATCTGGTGCAGGGGAAGAAGACATAGCTTATCTTTTTAATCAAAGAACAATAGAATATGATTTAAATATAATTCATCATACTAATTTTAATAGATCAAATATAGGATTAAAAAAAACAAAAGATAAACTTATAAGGAAATTTTTTGAAAGAATAAAAAAACCAGATTGTATTAATATATCGTGCCAGGAAGAAGCAAATAAAATTTTAAAAATGGATTTAATTAATGATGTCCCTTTCTCAAACCCAGTAGTAAACACAAGTTGGGCCAGCGCCGATCCTCTTGACTTAGAGATAGGTTTTAATCATATGAGTAATAGAGGAAATCTTATACTTGCTTTAAAAGTATTAGATTTAGTAAAGGATAAAATTGGCATATAATAAAAGTAAAGCTAAAGGTTCAGCATATGAACAGAAAATAGCTAACTTATTAAGTAAAGAGTTTGATGTAGAGTTTAGAAGAGTCCCATTATCTGGAGCTATTGATTACCTAAAAGGAGATATTTGGACTCCTCACGACACTGCTTGGTGGCCTTATGCTATCGAATGTAAGCATTATAAAGACTTACAGTGGAATAACCTTCTTACATCTAAAACTACTGATATTCTAAATTTTTGGAGACAAACAGTAAGAGAAGCAGAAGTAATGAAAAAGAAACCTCTTCTTATATTTAGGTGGAATAGATCTAAAAATTTTGCTGCATATAATGATGATACAGAAGTTGATGATTATGTAGAGATTTCATCTTTTGGGTATAAGTTTAAAATATCTAGATTAGATGACTGGATTAAAGCAGTAAAGAAAGCGGATAAGTTACCTGAATATAGGGAAGAGAAGTGACATAGCTATTGCTAACTTGTTTTATATTTGTTATATTTATTTATAAACACAGGAGATAACTATGACCAAATCTTGGAACGACCTTGCAGATGTGCAAGATACTGACTACTCTGACCACAATAATCTATTAATTGTAGATGCTAATAATCTATCTTACCGCTGGCTTCGTAGACCAAATCATGCATCTTTCGCAGATGACTTTATTCGTACTATTGAATCATTGGCAAAGTCCTACCAAGCTAAACGTACTATTGTATGTTTTGACTTTGGTAAAAGCTATTATAGAATGGAAATGCTAGAAGAGTATAAAGGTACTCGTACAAAATCTGATGATCCTGATGAAATAAAGCGTTTTGAAGAGTTCTTTGCAGTACTTAATTCTCTCCCAGATGAAATTCATGATGAGGTAGTAAAGTTTCGGGGTGTCGAAGCTGATGATACTCTTGCATGGATTACTCAGAACCTATCACAGAACTACAATCATACTTGGGTTGTATCCTCGGATAAAGACTTACTTCAGTTAATCAAAGAAGATGTATCAGTATTCAATATATTTGGACGTAAAGAAGTAACACTAGAGTCTTTACAAGAAGACCTAGAGCTTACACCGGAACAATTTATGATGTCTAGAATTATTGAAGGTGATAAAGGAGATAATATCATAGGTATTGAAGGTATTGGTCCTAAGAGAGCACAAGGACTAGCTAAAGAGTATAAAACTTTAGATAATCTATTGGCAGCTTTACCGCTAAAAGGTCGTGCTAAATATATACAAAATCTAAATGCAGGTAAAGAAAGATTAATTAGAAATGAGAATCTAATTAATCTAAAATACTGCACCGACGCTATTTTAGCAGGTAAAGAAGGAGAAGAAGCGCTTGATCGACTATCGAATCTGTGAAATTGATATAGAAAAAAGTACTACAGCAAGACATTTAGAACAAGTATATAGTTGTGAATGGGGATTTGATCAAAACTCTACTATAGATCCTTTTGTAGTATTAAGAGCTTGTATAACTAAATCTATAACTTTCCCTGTAGGAAAAATGATTCCTATTCCTACAGGTATATATCCTCAAATAAAAAATCCTAATTTTGGTATAGATGTTAGGTCATTTAGTGAATTAGTTTATGAACAAGGTATTGCATTAGCTGATGGGTTATCTACCTTTGAATATACATTTAGAAACGAAATGTGGCTTTTACTTAAAAATAATTCTAATCAAGTACAAACCCTACAGCCAACTCAAAAAATTGCAACTTTCTCTATAAGTCATCGGCCACGAATGGTAATAAATTACGTTGAACAGATAGAAGATAGCGATTTTAAAAATTCATCAGCTAAAAGTTATATTCAAAAAATTAAGAAAAAAATTAGTCCTGAGATATATAATATAAAACATGGTAAGCCTATCATAGAAGATATTAATTATAGTAGAGAAACTATTGAAAAATATAAAAAAGGTGGAATAGGTACTCATGGGTTAGACGATTATGTAACTGATGTTAAGCTAGTACAAGAAGATGAGATAGAAGAAATAACAGGAGTAAAACCAAGTGAAAGTTAAATTAATGGGTTATACCCAGACAATGTCAGGAGCCTTTATTGGAATTGATAATTTACAAGATTTTGTAGCATATTGTGCTAGAGTGTCTAATCCTACAAATCAAATGAATAGTGAAACA